CTTGGATCACCCATTGATTTAAGCTCTGAATAGTGTGCATACAGTCTTTCTAATACTTTCTTTGGATTGTCACTTGGCACATTAGTAGCCATAAGTACAAACTCTTTTTCAAAGTCTTCAGGATTTAAAAATAAACAGTGAATTAGTTTACCTTCAATCATGTTTTTGTCAGATACATCATCTCTTTGTCCTAAGATGTAATGAGTGTAAAACAATTTTGGACTAAACAATAACTTATTCAAACCTGAATAAGACATCATAAAACCTCTTGAGAAAAACTCATCTTCTTTTTGTAGCATCTCTGCTTGTGTTGGCATTTTAAATACTCTCATTTCTTAATGGTTTATATTTTTCCCAAAATTCTTCTGGTAAATATTCAATTAAATTTTCTACTGGTATAAAACTAAGTAATTCTTCTATTGCTTCATAATCAGATTGCCAAATTGAAGTTGTCATTTCATTAATAACTTCTTCTATTAAATCTTGTTTTAATTTTTCCATTATTTACAATTTTGCATGTCTCTTAGAAAATATCTTCCTAATATATTACCATTGTAGCTATTGGCAGTCAACACATCAGCTTTAATCTGATATGCTAACTCACAATAGTTTAGATATTTTTTAGTACAACATAGTTCTAAGATTTCTCTTTTATATAATGATTTATCTGTTGATTTAATTTCTGCAGTAAGTTCTTTACAACTACCATAGTAATTCAACCAGTTTGATTCTCTAGAGACTATTTTGGTTTTACGTCTAGTACCAGTCTCTAATTTCTCTTTTTTAGTTACAGCAGTTCTTTTATGAAACTCTAAACTCTTTTTGCCAATATAAAACTTACCAGTTTTTATGTGAGTGATTTTGTAAACAAACCCTATAAGATTTTCATGATTTGGTAGGTCTTCAACTTTTGTAATTACTTTATTCTTACTTGATGGTAATATCCAATTGCTCATAATATATTAATTTGAACACAAATATATTAATTAATTTTATTTAAAATATGATATTTTGCAATTGCTTTATCTAAAACAGGTATAAACTCATATGCTGCCTTCTTAACACCATGAAACTTTATCATGTCACTGAAATCTTTTTCAAGAGGTATATAACAAAAAGGTATATTGAATTTGTTTAGATAATATTGCATACTATCTATTCCTGCTTTGTCACTATCCATGTAAGTAACAACAGCTTCATACTGTGTTTTGAACTTATTAATCTGTTTATCTGATAGTTTTGAGTTTTCACTATCTGGTGCCACTACGTCTATGTTCAACTTTGGAATACTCTTAATAGCCATACAATCTTTAAGAGAAGATGTTATGACTAAAAATCTTTTATTTTCCAACTGCTCAAGACCTTGGATACAATCTCCAAGTTTAAGGAATTTTTTGTCAAGTTTTAAAGGTTGGTACAACTTATACAGTTCATGGTTGTTGTTAAAGTAACCATATATATTTTCTTTTGCAACAGTAAACATCTCATCTGTAAAAGTATCATTGATCTTTTTACACATTGTATAACTTGCAATAGGGACAACATTGTATGTATTCAACACATCACTACCTATATTAAACTGTAACCAAAATTTTGCATCATGTGTATTCCAGTCGCGTGTTGTATAATCTGAAACAATCCAGTGCACATTATTAAAATCTTTTTTAACACTTATATGTCCAGAATTTTTATAAACACTGTAATCTTTAATAATAGTATTTACAGCAGTTACATAATCTGCTTTCCACAGGTGCATCATCAAATCAACAGCACTACCACCTCTACCTGTAGAGAAACATTTAAATCTATACTGGCTTTTTTCTTGGTTGTAATACAAATACATTGATGGAGTCTTGTCATGAGGATTAAATACGCTATTAATCCTTACACTTTGACCTTTTAACAGATCTTGTAATTCTAAGTAATGTTCAAATATCCAATCACTTGGTACATCTTTAATATCACATACAAAATTATTTAAACTAAACATAACATTACATTTTATATTAAAATGAAAAGGGTAGACATTACATCTACCCTCATCTTAAAAATAAAACATTCTAATTATGGAAGTTGTAAGTCATTTACATTCTCTTCAAAAACTGGAGCTGACATTGGAGAACCAAATACATCTGCTGCTGGAGCAAACCCTTGAGTTAAAGTACTTTCTGCAGTTTGAGTAGTTGCAGCAGTTTTCTTATCATGTACGTGTACTTCTTCATTGAATGGTGCTAATTTAGCATCATCTGCGTTACTTGCATATGCAAATTTACCTTCTACTCTCTTTGGTAAATATAATGCAAAATTTGGATATTCAGAACCTTCTTTGAAATATCTTTGAGCAGCGATTGTAAAAAAGAATTTATACTCACCTTTAATAAGGAAAGTTCTAATCTCTGCTACCAAGTCTTCAATGGTTTCAGCACTCACATTCTGTTTTTGAAACTGATCTAACAAGTTAACTTGTTTTAAGAAAGTTCCTAAAAAGTTTTGAATAGATTCATCTCTACCAATAGCTTTCCCTTTGTACTCCCAGTCTTTAAAACCATATTGGTTAGCTTTCACATTACCAATTTGACCTGCATACTTACCTTTAGAAGGATCCAATCTGTTGATTTGGAAACCATCAAAAGATTCTCCTAAGTCTGGACCCATCAATGAAAACACTACGTTATATTGATTAGGGTCATATGGTGGTCTTTCAAGTTTTAAATCTAATACTGTACACTCATGTGTACCTGGTTGTAAACTTTTTTGTACGAATGTGTTCTCTGGTGCTGAAAAATTGTTTAAACTAAAGCTCATCTTTTTTAAATTTTAAATGTTAATTATTATTATTAATCTATAAATACTTGATCCCAGTGTGTAGTTACTGTCCCATCTTCTGCAATTTCAGAGATAACAATCTCTTTATTTCTTAGATGTTCTGGTCTTGCACCACATAAGATATCATCTTGTGTTTTAAAACTCAAGATATTTTTGTTTCCTTTTCTTACTAAGTAACCAATAGCATCTGCTTTGGAAGTAGTAAAGATTTTTAACTTACCTGTTAAGTTTAAATCTAAAGCTTCAAATGTACTACCATTCTTTTCTAACATAGTGTCTTTTACGTGACCTAGTAAGATTAGACGTGGTGCTAATACTTTAAATCTTTTGATTACATCCTCAAAGGCTTGTCTTAACCATGGATAACCTGCACCATTTGCCATATTAAGGATGCTTCCATGTTTAGATTTGCCAGTTGTAAACCAGTTAGCACCCATTGGTGATTTAGAATACAAGAACTCTGCATAAGGAATACATAATTCTTCTAACGCTGATACTGTGTCAATAGCAATATACTTGTATGGCTTACCAGCAGTTAAAATTGCTTGTTCAAGATTAAATAATTCTTGAATTGTTGTAATTTTAATCTTTACAGCTGATACATAATCAGAACCTTCTTCTAAATCTATAAGCAAGCTGTCAGGTAGTTGAGACATTAGTGTTGTCTTACCTACTTTAGGTTTACTAAATATTAATAGATTCTTAGGACTTTTTGTAACTGCTCCTACTGGACTAGTTGGTAATACAATACCTGGTGTTACAGCTGTCTCTGCTGTATTTTTTACTTCTGCCATTTTTTACCTTCGTCAATTAAAGCATTTAACCATTTTTTGTTTGATAAGGGCACTTTATTCACAATACAATAGATGTCTCTAATTGTCATTTGTGCATAGTGATTATCTTCCTTTTCTGTAAAAGGTAATTCTTCAGCATCTAACTTTATAGAGTCATCAAATGCTGACATATCAACTGTTTTAAACTCTCCCAGATTTAACTTTTGCTGAGGAGTTTCTTCTTTAGTTGAGATTTTTGTCAATTCTGGATAAGCAGTTTCAATTTTATTTCTGCTTACTAATTCTAAATCTGATACTCTTACAGCATAAGTTACAAATGGTAATGATGTACCATCACTTTTTAGTGTAACTTCAGAACAAAAATTCTTTGCTGTCTTCCAATCAGGTTTATTTTTTAATCTGTAAAGGTTTCTATGACCTTCTTCATAAGGTTTATCATACCAGTCAAATAGTTCAATAAACAAATCTTGATTTTTAGAAAGTTCATTTGGAAAAAACCTAACACACTCTGACTTTCTGCCATCTGTACTTTCAAATTCACTACCCTGGTAACAAAGCTTTGCAAAAAATGCTGGATTATCAATTCCATTGTCTGCAAATAATTGTTCCCAATAAGGTTTAAATTCTGCTGTAATTACATTAATGTGCTTTTTCTTTTTTAATAGTTCTGCCATACTTAACTAATTTTAATTTATATTACTTTTCTAATTATCTTACAGTTAGGTTCATCTGCTTCCTCAACAAGCATTTGAGCATAATTTGCTCTATACCATTGAATACCAACTTCACCATACCTGTTTTTCAATACATGCATTGCCAATAGATACTTGTCAGATGGAGTGATCATGAAATGATGTGGTCCATAATCAGATATATTATACTTTGCAGGTCTGTTATAAGCAAGCATAACATCCGCGCATTGTAATAATGCATCACTTCCAAAAACATCTTTCTCAGTAGGATAGTTTCCTGCTTGTCCTGGTCTTTGTCTTTCAGCATCATCAATCTCTCTATTTAACTGAGTTAGTATGATAAACATAACAGGTAACTTATTTTTCATCTCTGCTAACATAATAGCTAGATTATTTAAAGTTTCTTGTTTGCTTTTCTCACTACCACTTTGTTTTACTAGTAGAGTGTGGTCTAAAGTTACAACAAAAGGTTTCCCAATCTTTTTATAAAATTGATACAGTGCTGATTGCATTTCATTAACAGTAAGAGATTTGTCAATAATAAACTCTTGCCTGCTTTTGTTTGCGTGTGCATACGCTTTTAATTTGTCAAAATCTGTTTTAGATAATGGAGGCATTCCATCATCTTTTGCAGATTGTAAATACCTGATATTCATATTATTTGCAGATGAAAATTCACGTAGAGCCATGTTTCTACCTAACATTTCAAACTGAAAATGTAATGTTGCAAAATCTTGGTCAGGATTTAGATTATGTAGCTCTCTTGTTAATGAGCTTGCTATCAAAGTTTTACCTACACCAGGTCTTGCACCTATTACATACAAAGAATTCCATTCTACACCATTAAGTCCAATGTTATTAAACTGTTTCCATTGAGTCTTTAATGATTTAGAATGACCTGTTGCTCTATTATGAATATAGATAAGTCCTTCATTCATTACGTCAGAGTAATGTTTCCATAAATCTGTGCCAGGTGCACTCATAAATGTCATTGATTTAGATTACAAAAATACTAAACTTTTGAGATTTAAACAAACAAAATTACCAAATAATTATTGGTTTTTTTTGTTGTATTTGATGTTGATTAATAGTGTTAAAAATGTTATTACAATCCCATTTTGACAATCCTGCATATTGTGCAGATGCTGGGTGCGTACATTGTAATAACAATGTGTTGTTTAAAACATTGTCTACTAGATCTTCAAATTCTAAAGCTTTTCTACCCATAAATACCCATACATAATCATTGTAAGATGTGTTTAGCATATCAACTAAGTAAGCAACAAAAGGTTGCCAAATGTCAAAGTGTTTACCAATCTTGTTTATTTCAGTAGTAAGAGCTGTATTAAGCATTAGTACGCCTTGATTTGACCAGCGTCTCAAATCTGGATCAAATGTTGTTGCATCTTTTTTACCTTCATATACTGTATCATTTACAGCATCAAAGATATAACGCAGTGAAGCTTCTGCTTTTTTTGTATTTCCACAAGAGAATGCTATACCATCAGCTATATTTATCTGAGGGTAAGGGTCTTGTCCTAATAAAATAACTCTTGTTTTATTGTAAGGACACTGCATAAATGCATTAAACACTTGTTTTAAAGGAGGTGTAAACCTTTCTTTATCTGCAACACATTGTTCTAGCGTTGCTATTATAGTCACAAAATCCTCTGATAACAGAAAACCTTTTAAAACATCATGCCAACCAGAAGGTTTAAGCATTTCATATAGTTTTTTTGCATATTCTTCTGTGGTAAGTTTTTGAGTATTAGACATTTTTTTTGTTTATATTTGTTGTTTAAAAAAAATAATTTAATTTATGGAAACACCTAAAACAATTAAAGTCCTCAAAAGAGATGCTGTATTACCAATTAACATTAGTACAGGTTTTTATTTAAGATGTAAAGCAGTTGCTACATTTTTAGTAGATGGTAAATCATCTGAAGAAATGTCTGCTGTGTATGAGAAAATCAAAACTAGTACAGTTGATGAGCCTTGGATCATACATTTAGAAACATTGCTGGTATTATGTGCTGAATTTGAAAAACAAGCTAACAGTACAGGTAACACTGAGGAGTTAACTACAGAAGAAGTTGAGCAAATGATTTCAGATGCAAAAGTAGAAGATCAAAAGTAGTATCCTACTAAGTTTCCTATTTCTATACACATCTGTATAGCATCAGAAAGTTCTTGTTTACTACATTTACTGAAACTTTTATACTCTTTAGAAGCAGGATTTATTAGTCCTGCTTTTTCTTTTACATTTGATTTCATTTCTTCAAATGTATATCCTGTTTCTCTTGCCAAATCTCTAATCATAGCATGTACTTTTGCTATTTGACCAAGACTTGCATCATTCTCATTTTCAATTTTTGTAACATACAACTCAACTATCTCACCTTCAGCTACTTGTTTTTTAAATTCAAAATAGTTAGCACTATCAGCAATAGTCAGTGGTTTTAATTCACCACCATGTTTAGCAAATCTAACTGTTATATTCTGCATC